TTCGCCGCCTTCCAGTATGCTCTTGGCTTGGGGATCCGTACAAGAGGACGCGGGTAGAGGCCCACCTCTCGGAACGGCTTCTTGCCAATGAGAGCAGCTCCGATCTCGGCACTCGGCCCCCTGGAAACCAGGGCACCGAGGCGAGACCGGAGGCTGCGACCAACGGCAAGACCGCGACCCGTGTAGCCAAGTCCCCCGGCCTCCACAGGAATGTGGAGCCGGGGGTCGCACTTGACCCACGGGAAGCGGGTCTTCATAACCCTCTCCATCCGGCGCAACCAGAGGTTCTCAAGCCTCGGGTCCGCCTCCACCGGGGCCCGAAGGCCCGGGGGAGGGACGGAGGGGGGTACGAAGAGAGTCATTCCGTCTTCACAGTTCTCCCGGGGAAGGGCGAGGATCTCGCAGGCCGTCCACGAATGGTCGGCCCTGAAGGTCTTCCCCTTGTTGAGCTGGGCGCCAACGGAGGCGACACGACTGGCGTATATGTCAAGCGCATCGGATCCAACTCGATGCCGGCCAACCGAGTCGTCTCCGTGAGTCAAGGATCGGCTGAACCTGCCGACCGCCCAAGCACTCACCCAAGAGAGAACTACGAAGCTGAGAGGTGTGCCCATCGGACTCCCTCTGGAGAACACGACTTCCCCGATTGGATCGGGAAAGCTCCAAGTCGTGCTCCCCACCAGTCCGAGCGAGCGTCGCGCCATGAGGTGATCCGCAGGACGGATCGCACCACGGCGGACGAGCGCTTCGACGACCACCTCGACCGCTGCGTGCGACAACCCGTCCGTCGCCTTGGAGAGATCCAAGGAACGGAAGGTGTGCCCGCGGCGGTAGTGAAGACCGTTGGGAATCTCGCGGGATCCGGAGTCGATCGTCCAGTGCCCAGGAGGCAACAGACGGGACGACTCGCGGATCCAACTCCCCTCTACAAAGGTCCTCGCGTCGGGGACACCGACGACGCGAACCTTGTAGCCGGGAGCTCTGAGCGCGGCTGCCTTCATGGCGAAAGGTTTCCCTTCCGCCCTGAGTGCCAGCAGCCCCGCACAGCGGTACGATTCCCTCATGTCTTCACTGACACCTTGACACGGCCTGAGAACGACACGTGCTCTCCTGAGGCAGAACGCCCCAAGAGAGTCGCCAGCAAACCGAGCGAACTCGGCTTGCGTGGCGCCACGCATCTCAAGCCCGTGCCCAAGGTGTTCGAGGTAGCCGTCGATCCCGCCTCGAGTGGCAGGCCACTCGAGACAGGACGAACTGGAGGAGGGAAGCCGC